CGGTGAAAGTAAAAATTCATCTTCGGGTCAACGAAGTATTTTGACAGAAAATGAATTTTTTAGAAGACCTGTTGAAATAACAAAGCTTCAAATAACACCTGGTACTCCTATTGCAGTAGATCTTAAGATATGGGATACCTGGAGTCGGATTCCCTCGATAAGAGCAAAACTTAAAAATTTTGCATTTTTTAGAGGAAATTTAAAGGTTAGAATTGAAGCATCCGGCACCCCGTTTCATTTTGGTACTATTATAGTTTCTTATCAACCATTTGCGACAAAGAACCTTAATCTTATCAATCTTTTGTCACAAAACGTTTTTGATGCTGGTTTTATTCCATTGTGGCTAGCTTATATGTCCCAAGCTGAAGGTTCAGCCATTATAAATCTAAATAATAATCAGCCAGTGGAGTTGAGTTGCCCATATATACATCCTAGACCAATGTTGAGATTGTTTAATAATACTTCCACACTTATATCTGATGTTACTTCTTTTCAGGATTTTGTAGATCTTGGTGATTTGTATATATACACTCTTAATAATTTAGGAGCGGTTAGTGCATCTCCCACAAAAGTATATCTTCAAGTTTTTGCGTGGATGGAAGATGTAGAGCTGGGTACTACCACTGGAACCCAAATCCAAATTACCTCTGAATCAGATGAGAGAATTAATGGTCCTGTTGAGCGTATTTCAACTTCTTTGTATAAAGTATCTGAAGCTCTTAGCTCAATTCCTTATATTGGTTCTATGGCTAAAGCTAGTTCGGTAGTTCTGAAGGGTATTAGTTCAGTTGCTGCTTTGTTTGGATGGTCAAAACCTACTATGAATACTCAGCCCAATCGAGTAAAAAATGAACCTTATCAAAGTAATTCTCAATTAATAGGTTTTGATACTGGGAGGAAAATATGTTTGGATCCCAAACAGGAACTTACTGTTGATCCTCGTATAGTAGGCATTGATTATGATGATATGTCTTTTTCTGTCATTTGTAAGCGAAAATCATATCTAACTACTTTTAATTGGGCAGTAACTGATGATTCTATGGTGGCTCCCATATTTACTATGGGTATTACTCCGTCTCTTGCAACTGAATATACTAAAGTGGGACATTTTTATTTCTTGCCTTCTCCAATGGCATGGTGTGCTGCCCCTTTTCTAAGTTGGAGAGGTGATATTTCATTTCGTGTCGAAATAGTTTGTTCCGCATTTCATCGTGGAAAATTGGGTGTATTTTTTGAACCTAATGTTTCACAAATGGCTCTTATAAACACACAATTGTATCTGAACAAACAATTTTTTAAAGTTATTGACATACAGGAAACTCAATGTGTAGATTTTTGTGTACCTTGGGCATCATATAGAGATTGGTTACAAGTATCCACTCCTACATTGACAGCAAGTTGGGTCAATTTTGCGTTTGGAACTACGGGAGTAGGATATTTAAATGGATATATAGGAATAATTCCCTTCACTGATCTTCAAAGTCCTGATGCTTCTAGTGTTTATGTAAACATTTATGTCTGGTCAGATAATATGCAATTTAATCAATTGTGTAATAATAATTTACCAACAGAAAGAAGAGTATATTCTGAATCCTCTGAAATACAAAATTGTATTCAACCAGTTGAGGTATCTTGCATTGATTTGAATCCCTCTACGGCTAATAATCGTAATGTATGTCATGAGTATTTCGGTGAACAGCCATTATCATTCAGATCTCTTCTCAAACGATTTATGTATAATCGTACTGTCACTGTGTCACCCCCTATTAATGCAGCCCCCTCGGTCTGCGGAATTTCAGACGCAATATTTCCAATTAACAATCTTCCCTATGGTGCTACAGGTGTAAACTCAGGTAACATAGATATGTTTAGTTATTTGAGACTTGCTTATTTAGGATTCCGAGGGGGGATAAAATATAGGTCAAGATATCAAAGTGTGTGGCCTATAAATCAGTCATATTGGACATTTGTTAGCCTCGGAACAGCTGCTACTACTGATACAGCTGGAACTATTACTTATGCAAGTACATTTCAAGGAGGTGGCATAAATGGGACTGAAATGTTTTCTCCAAACACTAATTGTGGTGTTGAGTACGAATTACCATTTTACAACACTAATTTGTTTTTATTCAGTTTTAGTACCACAAAAGAAATTGCAACTGGAGA